ATTCTTTTTGTTTTTTATGTTGATAATTTAGAGTGACTTTTATGTCCTCTTCTTTATTACTTTCGCAACTTTGGTATACAATTCCAATCAGGAACACCACCATGAGGGCAAACAACTTTGACATCTTCTTCTTTTTCTTTCTTTTTATTTAAGTTGATTACTGATATAGTAATTGCAATAGTAAATAAACCAACAATAAAAATTATAACTGCATCTTTCATCTAAGAGGAGGGGCATAAAGTAAACCACCTTTACTAAATGGTTTATTAAATCCCTGATCTAAATTTAACTTTTGTAAATTTTTATTATATATTTCTGAATAGTTTCCAATAATTTTTATTATGTTGTAGGCAAATTTTGCATCAATTCCAAGTTTCTCACCCAAGCTATCATATTCTTCACCATTTCGTAATCCCAAAAATCTTTGTATTGCTGGGTCTTTTGATTCAAAAAAATCATCAATATTTTTTGAATTAATATTCCATTCATCAGCAACAAATAATATGTAAACTACCCATGTCAAAATATCTGTAAATTTTTCATCACCGTATTTAACTGCAGGAGCTAAAGGTTCTTTTGAAATAACATCAGGTAAAATTTTATGTCTACTTGGTTCAGGAAAACTTAATCTTATACCAGCTAAAGCTGATCTATCTGTTGCAAATGTATCACATTCCCCATTTAAGTAAAGCTCAGAGATATCTTCATCTGGATATACATCAATAGGACTATATGCAACTTCCCATAACTCAAAAAAATCCATAATGTTTTGTTCAGCTGTTGATCCTACTTGAAGACATACATTAATATTACCCATATCTTTTGCACTTCTTATACCTAACGTGTTTCGTATAATAAAACCTTGACCATCAAAAAATACAGTTGGTAAAAAATCAACATTATGTATTATATCTCTTGTGTAAGTATTTGTAGTTGTGGCAGATAAGACATCAATTGTTCCATCTTTTAATTTTAAAAATCTTGATTGATTATTAACTATTTCAAAATGTACTGATTCTGGATTACCAAACAAAGCAATAGCAAAAGCTCTACACACATCAATATCAAATCCAACTCTTTCTTGTTCAGAGCCACCATACTTTCTTTCACTAAAGCCTAATGTATTTTCTCTTACACCACAAATTAGTTTGGATCTTTCATTAACACGATCTAATGTAGTTGAATAGGTAGGTTCATACAAATCACCCATTTTATACTCTGGTGTATAAGCAACAACATGTTCTTGTTCAACTTTCTTTAGTCTTTCAACTTCAGCTCTGAGAGCTGCCAGTTCGTCTAGGTCTTCTAATTCTAAACCTCTATCAAGATCATCTAAAACTTGTTCAACTTCTTCTTTTACTTCTTTATCAATATCACCATATATTAATATTGTTGCTCTTTCATCTGCTAATCTATCAATTTTTTCTTGTATTAACATTTTCATAGGAGCATTAGAAGGTAATAAGTCCCTCTGCTTAGTTAATACATTTATTTCTTCTTGAATATCAAAATGCTTGTGAGCATTTACTGGGTAGGAATATATTATAAGTAGAAATAATAATACATATTTCATTTCAGTATCCTATAAACTTGCATTAGTTCCTCATCAGGAGGTAAGTTTGCTAAAGTATAATGTCTTTGATGTCCTACAGACAAGTATGCTTTCAAATCAGCAAAACTTGGATACTTCTGTTGTAGCCCACTTAATAAATTATCTGGACTTAAATGACACTGAGCACAAACATTATCCCTAACAAATACTTTACTTGCAAGTTTATATCTGTCATTCTGTGACAATACTGCATTCAAATCTTTTTCAAGATATGTTATCTTTTCATCTAATGGTGGTATAATCAAAAATATAAGATAAGCTAATAAACCAATAGTTACAAAAAGAAATGTCTTTGTACTTTTTATTGCCTCAAAGGTTTCTTCTTCAATTTTTTTAACTGGTTCAAATGTAACACTTTGTTCAACTTCTTCTTCTGCTTTTTTCTTCTTTGATGCCTGCTCAGCCATCTAATCTCCTATTTTTGTTTTGCTGCAGATTTAAGTCTTGATTGTAACTGTTCTGCAAACATTTTTAAAATAATAGGAATACTGACATTAGAAGTCAATCCAAATAAAAACCCTAAAGGATATTTATAAGTTTCATACGCTTGTACTTGTGGTACATTATCAAATACTAATACAACTAATATGTAACCAGTCATTGACATACCCATGTTAATGAACAAGTCTAAACCAACTAACCACCAATTTCCCTGATACTTATCTTTATTATCATGACGATAATTGAATAAGAAAACAAAGAAAGAGGAAAACAAAATAATACCAAACATTGACATATTAGCAGCACTGAAAAACTCAGTCATTTACTTGCTCCTTTTGTTTGGACTTTAATAACTTCTGCAACTCTGCAGTACTTCCAACAAATAAAGCATTAGTGACGTTTGTAGGTTGTCTTTCGCCATTAATATCTTTTACTTGTTTATGTAAGTTAATAAGTTCTTTATTAGCATTAGTCAATTTATCCATTAATTGACCAACTACTTCGTAAGCTCTTGGATGTTCTGTTTCCTGAGCTACTTGTAGGAGGCCCTCCATTGCATCCTGACCTCTTTCAATAACATTATAGAGGTTTTCTCTTGTATAATTAAAATCAGTATTAGCTTTATCATCAGAAGAAGGTACAACTCTCTTTTCCTGTGGAGATTCAACAATCTCAAAAACCTTGTCTAATTTTTCCATTACTCAACACCATCAATATATGTACCCGTCACTGGGTCATATTCTCTGCCTTCTGCAAAAAATAATTTTTCATTTACTAATGAAGTACTATCAATTAAATCATTTGGATTAAAACTATCACTTACAGAATCTTTTATAGCACTCAATACTCTACTTTTATCTAATCCACGAGTAGATACTTCATTTAATAATTTATCTGTTCCCGATTCTAGAAGTATAGCATCATCATTTCCTTCATTAGAAGTCTCCAATAATACAGGTGAAGTAAGTGTTGCTGCTTGTCCAGAAGTTAATAAATGAAAATTTGTTATTGTTGTTCTTATTAATTTTACATTTGCTTCTTCACTAAAATCACCAAAACCTTCACCTTTGATATTTGGATAAAAATAACATTTAGCTGTAAAATCTAGTGTGTAAATAATAGCTCTTCTTGTTAAAAAATCACCATCATATGAATCTTCAACTTGTACACCATTTAATACAATTGGCATATCAATTTTAATATCCATTGTTGGTAGAGCATTTATTGTAACTGTAAAGTCAGGTTTAAATGCAGGTAATATCTGTTCAACAATCATTGCACCATCGGTAGAATATCTAACCATAACATACAAGTTAAATGTTAAGTCATATGGTACAGGACCATATACTCTACCTAAGTTACCCTGATAATTAACAACTTTTTGATTTAAAGAATTTAGTTTTCTATCAGGATTATATTGCATGTTAGTCATATCAAAACCCATCCTAGGTAATTGTATTGCAACACCTTTTTCAATATTTGGGTTCTGGACTATTCTATTGATAAACTTTTGCTTTGGTCCATAAGATAGAGGTACTTTAATTACTTCTTTTATATTATCACTATTATCAATTCTTTTTACTGTAATGTCATTAAATAATGTTCCAAATACAGCAATGTATTTTCTAATTAGTCCATGATAATGAAATGTTCCTAACATTAGTACGTCTCACTAAAAGGATTATCTTCAGAGAAATCAATTATATCATCAGCAACTGTTTCAATCGTTACATTATTTGCAATAGGATCATTTGTTAGTGCCTGAGCTCCACCAATTGATTCCTCAACTTGTGTACCTATAGTTGCCTTTGCCTCTGAAGTACCACCAATAACTGTTTCGCCTACTGATAATGTACCAGTTAAATCTGTTATTCTAATGTGAGTTACATTAGCAGTTGTAATCTTAGCAGACGTTAATGATAATTGACCTGTTATTAATTCATTAGATTGAAATAGTTTTACAGTATCAATTATCGTTTTATTACCCTTGCCCTCAATAGCAGTATCTGGTGTATCTTCATTATTAATAAAACCACCATCTTCTGTTAATATAAAACCAAAATCCACAAATGTTATTGGATAAGTTCTAATATATGCATTTTGATCTTCAATAGCATCGATTTGAGGTACATCTGTATCAATTGCTTCGTCACTATATTCAAACAATTCACATTGTAAATCAAATGTTTGTAATGCTCCTGCTTGATAAAAAACAGCTTCATTTTGAACAAATTGTATTTCAAATAATTTTTGTGTCATTGGAAAGAATATTAAATCACCTTCTTTAGGTACAACAGATAATTCCAATG